GCCTGTCTGCCGTAGCAGGTGCGGGTGTGGGTGACGTAGCCGTCCTTGCTCATGCCGAAGGGACGCAGCAGGAACACAGCGCCCGCGTCCTTGATGACGGATTGCCACTTGGCGAAGTAGGCGACGGGATCGTTGGTGATTTCAGTGTTCCACCCGCGCCAGTTGGTGGCGGTGATGATGGACCGCTCGGATATTGTGAACGACGGGATGATGGACTTCATCGGTACTCCTCCGGGATGTTGTTGGTGGCGACGAGACCGGCATAGATCGCGTCGGCGACTTCCTTCATGAAGTACGACCCATTGGGCCGCTGCTTGCACCATCCGCCTGTTGAGTACCCGTACTCGCCGCAGTAGATGTAATGCCAGTCCGACGCGTCAATGCCTCGCTTGATGTCCTCCACCGTGTACTTCTTCTTCGGCGCGACGTGGGCGGTGAGTGCCTTGACCTTGGCGTAAACATCGTCTCCGTCCGGCCCGTCCATCGCCACGATCGCGTCGGTTTGCAGGTCGGAGCGTGTGATGAGTTCGTTGATGATCTTGTAGAGGGCCGGGTCTTCAATGCTCTCGTTCAACTTCCGCAATTCGTCACTGTGCATGGTGTTCTCCTGTCGGCAATTGGCAACTTTCGATTTCTGACAATCCCGCCCCGGCGATGTCTCGCGGGGGCGAGGGGTGTCATTGGTCGTTGCCGGAGCCGTCGCCGTTGCCGTAGCCGTTGCCGTCACCGTAGCCGTTGCCGGAGCCGTCGCCGTTGCCGTAGCCGTTGCCGTAGCCGGAGCCGTCGCCGTTGCCGTAGCCGTAGCCGTAGCCGTAGCCGTAGCCGTAGCCGTTGCTGTTGCCGTCGCCGGAGTCACTTGCCATTGATGCTCTCCTTGGCGTAGTCGCAGCATGGAATGATCTCGCAGACGCCGCAGATTGTGTGCGTGGCGATCTCTGGCTCGATCTTCGATTCGCTCGCCACGATGCCCGACGTGGCGACGGCTGACAAAGAGACGCCGCCGTTGGTTTTCCACTTCCAGAGGCGGCGGGCGTTTTGCATGACAACGGTGCATAGGCCGTCGCCGGAGTGCGTGACGGCGTGAAGTGTGCCCGCGTGGACGCCGGATTGTGACGAACGGACGATGCAGTATTTCCCGAGGCAGTGGGCAAAGACTCCGGGGTGCGGATCGGTGTTTCCAGCGCCGAACATGGATGCGATTTGCTTTGCTTCACCGATGGTTAGGTCGTTGATGTTCATTGAAACTCCTTGCGGCTGTGCCGCGACATGTGAATCCCGCCCCGGCGATGTCCCGCGGGAGCGATGGGTTCTCTCAAACTACCACACCCGCGAACCCGACCACGACCCCGCCCGCGACCCCAACCACGACCGTGACCGCGACCGTGACCGCGACCACGACCGTGACCGCGACCGCGGCCCAACCCACGACCGCGACTGCGACCACGACCGTGACTGCGTCCCCGACCACGACCACGACCACGACTGCGACCGCGTCCCCGACCACGACCACGACCACGACTGCTCACGTCCAATCCACATTTGGGCTTGGTTCATACCAATCTCACTTCTGCACGAATGGCGATGTTGGATTGATGCGCACGGCGTCGATGATGGAGCCGCGACCAACGATGGGGGTAGAGCCTTCTGGATACGGTTCAATCTCGTTGAATGACGCCAACCTGAGTGCGTCGGAGAATCGCCCGGTGTCGGCGATCCACGCGGCGTCCCGCATGACGATCTCGGATTTACCGACGCACACGATGGTTCCAGCGACGTAGTGCGTGACGGTGCGTATCAGGTAGCACTTGCCCGCCTCGAATGGCTGGTCGGGATTGATGCGCATCGTTTTCTTGCTGTTCTTCTCCATGCTGTTCTCCTGGTCGGTTTGGTTTCGCTCCCGCCTCAACCGTCAACGGGCGGGAGTGTTGGCCGTGGCCGGTTCGCTCTTCACGCTGACGCTGCAATGTGAATCGCCGAACAGCAACAGCATCACCACCGCCGCAACGACAGCGCCGAAGATGACGTCGCAGACGCGATCGAGTTTCCGCATGGTTTCGTCGCTCATCCCTCCCCCCTCTCATTGGCGTCGTTCGCGGCACGAGCCTTGTCTACGTTTGTGGTCAGTTCCATGAGCCAGCCGGTTCCACGATCGCTCGTGTCGTCGTGCCACGCACGCCACGCCATCGCCTCGGCCTTCCATCGGTCGCGGTCGGCTTCTACTTCCGCCACGCGAGCGCGGAGACGTTCGATCTCGTCGGCGGATGTCTCGTCGGCACAGTTTGGGCACAGCATGACCTTCTCGTTCCCGCACGCCTTGCAACTACTCATGCTTCACCTCCATTGGCGGCGCGGGCGGCGTCTGTGTCGGCTCGGGCTATTTCAACCTGTCTGGATGCGGCTTGCCACTCTTCATATTTCATCGTCTTGCTGAAGAACGCGGCCCGTTCGTTCCTCCGCGCCATCACTTCGGTCCTGTACACGTTGGCAAGCGATTGCAGGCGATCACACTCGGCCTCCAGTTCCTCCACGCGGGCGCGGAGGGTGTCAATCTCATTGATTGCCAACGACGCTGTGTGCATGGTGCGGCGGCAGAACGGGTCTTTGATGTAGTCCTCGGCGGGGTCGTAGTCGCCTTCGTCGATGCACGACGAGATGAGTGCTTGGAGTTGGCTGTGGATGTCGGCGGTCTTCATATTTCCTCCTTCGGCACAGCCTTTGACAGAGCGGATACACACGGCTCGGTCACAATGTCAGCCCGGATGCCGTCAACCATCGCGGTTAGGCCGCATCGCTCCATCGCGGTTGTGGCAGTTTTCAGATTGGCGTACAGGATTCGGAGCGCGTTGCTCGCGGAGTTGATGTCGGCGCGGAGGCGTTCGATCTCGGCGGCCCGCTCGGCGTAGTTCGGGTGGTCTGCAACGTAACACGTTCGTACGCACTTGCAGCCATCAACGTGGCATCCGTACCGACCGTGGTTGCAAATGTAGTGGTCGCAGATCAGGCACTTTTCGTCACTCATTCCCCACCTCCCCACGCGACGGGCGCGGGCCGTAGGTTGCTTCCATTTTCGATTGAATCCTCATCCACGCATCTTGAGCGTGCGCCCTGGCCCACGCCTTGTGAAGGTCCCACCCATCCCACGCCGCACGGTTCTCGGCTTCGGCGATGGCTTCGGATATGGTGAAAACAAGACGGACGCTAGAGTCGTGTCCTGTCCACCACGTATTGACGATCTCCTTCGCCGCCTCGATATGCCTCTGTTGTGGTGTCACTTGTCGGTCTCCTGCATGATCCTCTGGATGTACACGGCCCCGTCCATCAGTTCCTCTTGCAGGTGCTGGAGCCACTGTCGCAGGTCAAGGTCCGTGCGTTCCGTGGTCACGCCGTACTTGGACTGCCCCTTCACGGACCTGGCAATGAGTTTGTCGCACACGTCCCGCACGTTACTGTCCACGTTCGTACTCCTTGATGGCCTTGTCCAACTCTGCCTGGGCCGCTAGCAGGTCGCAGATTCCGACTTTTCCTGAGTGGATGTCTCTTTCGACTTGGCGAACTTTCTTTGCTGCTTTGTAGAGGCGGCCTTGAAGTTCTTGCTGAGCCTGTTGACCCGTTTGATTTCCGGTATGACCTTCTCCAGATGCCACTGGTTTGCCTTTCGCTCCCACGCACTAAAGACCGCCCAACCTCGGAACACCTTTCCGTCCATTGACAAACTCCTTGGCTTCCTGTGTTGACATCCCCTTGGGGTTGCCGCCATAGCGACGGACCTGTTCGGCCCACCAGTACCCGCACAGGCCAACGTTCTTTCGCTGCATCAACTCGCCGATGAGTTTCGACGCACCCTTCTTGGTCAGGGTCTCGTTGATCGGCACACGCCACTTGGCCAGCAGGGCAATCTGCTTCTCCGTGGCCGGTTCTGCGTGGAGGTAGTTGTTGGTTGGGGCCGTGTACTTGATGTCGAGGATGTCAAACGGGTCCACGGAATGGGTCGTGTAGTGGACGGTCTTGGCCCGGATCATCTCACGGCGACGGGCCTTGGCCCTGGCCTCGGCCGCTTCCTGTTCCTTGCGGAGTTTGGCCGCTTCCTCAAGGGCCTCGCGGACTTCCATCGTGTCGCCGCTGTCGGCCACGAGTTTGCGGGCCAGTTCCACGACATCCCCGTCGTACTTGCCGCCCAGGATGTCTAGAGCATTGACGAGTTTGTGCCGCCCAGAATTACCCTCAAAATCGAGAACGAGTAGGCTGGACTTTCCACTTCCACGGATGGCAGAGCATCGAGCCCCGGACCCGTCCAGGCCGTCCACACATCCAGCCAATGGCCGAGTTCCGCGTCCCACCATCTGTGCGTACAACGCTCTTGATTTGGTAGGGCGTGCGATGGCCACAACTTTGATAGCCGGATCGTCGAACCCCTCAGTAAGGACTCCGACGTTGACAACAACGGGTAGATCGCCGGACTTGAAACGTCCAAGTAGGTCACGCCGCACATCCTTTGGAGTCTCGTCGCACACCAGTTCGGCGCACCCGGGCTGGTAGCGGTTGAACAGTTCCGTCATCCGTTCACTTACACGAAAGTGGCCTTCCCCTTCCTTCTTGAATCCAGGGGGCGCGAACACGATGGTTCGCTTCCCGTTGGCGATCTCCATGATGGACCGCACGATCGGGTGCAGTACCTTCTCCGCGCCCATTGTCTCGGCCAGGTCGCGGGCGTTCAGGTCACCGGCCACGGTGCCCACGTCGGACAGGTCCATGTCACGGACACGGACAATCCTCTGGTCGATGGGAACGAGCCAGCCAAGGTCGATCCCGTCCGTGATCTCCATTTCATAGGCGACCGTGTCAAACACCATCCCAAGGGCCAGCCTGTCGCCGCGGTCGGGCGTGGCCGTGACGCCCAGTATCTTGCACGCCTTGTTGCTCTTGAAATGCTCAACGACGCCCCTCCATGTCGGGCTGACGTAGTGGTGGGCCTCGTCGGCCACGACCACGCCGAACTCCTCGGGGTTGAAGCGTGTGCCACGCCTGAGCATGGTCTGCGTCGAGGCAACCACCACCTTGGCCTTGGACATCCAGTCGTTGGCGGCCCGCTCCATGCCCATCTCGATGTCGCAGAAGTGCGGGGTGCAGGCCGTGATCTTGGCCGCGGCCTGGCGTACCAGTTCGTCACGGTGGCAAAGGACCAGGGCCCGTTTGTGGTTTCCGGTCAGGGCCCTGTCGATGATGGACGTGAACACCACGGTCTTGCCCATGCCGGTCGGAAGCACCAGCAGGGCTGACTGCACGCGACTCCACTGGTCGAACACGCAGTTCACGGCCTTGACCTGGTAGTCGCGGAGGATCACGCCACATCTCCCATGACCGCGCGGATGAACTCGGCCGCTACTTGCGGGACGATCGCATTGCCGTAGCCCCGCAGGAGTCCCACGCGGCCGGGAAGCCCATCAACCAGCGGGCTAAGGCCGGGTTCAATGCGCCTCGCCTTGCCGTCGCCGCAGGGGATGATGATGAAGTTGGACCATGCATCAGCCTTGACACGGCCGTCAGCGTGTCCGCCACCCCCCGTGACACTCTCTCCCCGCAACTTTGGGAGTCCTCGCTGCGTGGCGTCGGATACCCCGCCAGTGCCGCCTGCCGCGGGAGTTGATCCACCCTGTTGCGAACCGAGCCGTCCGGGTTGATTCCGGTCGTTGACATTCCCGGTGTGTCCTTCCAGTCCCGGCTGCTTGGACTGGCCCAGCCAGAACAATCTCTGTCTGATGTGCGGCGCGCCGACGCTGTGTGCGCCAAGTACCGCCGCCCCGCAGGCGTAGCCTTCACCTTCCAGGTCTGCGAATACTCCATCGAGCCAACCATGCCCAATCGCAGCCGCAACCTGTTCTCCAAGCACTCTTGCAGGGCGGCACTGGCGGACGAGCCGGAACATGTCGGGCCAGAGGTGCCGTTCGTCTTCCTGCCCTTTGCCCTTCCCGGCGACGGAGTACGGCTGGCACGGGCAGGAGCCTGTCCAGACTGGTTCGGTGTCGGGGACGCCGGAAAGTCGCAGGGCCAGAGACCATCCGCCGATCCCAGCGAAGAAGTGGACTTGTCCGTATCCTTCAAGGTCACTTGGCTGTACCTCCGTGATGCTCCGCGTGTCCACGTCGCCGTCCGCGATGTGGCCTTCCTTGACCAGTTCCCTAAGCCACGCCGCGGCCTTGGGATCGAACTCGTTGTAATACGCCTTCACTTCCTGAACCCCTCCGGGATGTGGTCCCACACGACCTTTGACACCCAGCGACGGCCGCGGCACGCCTTGCATGTAACATCACACTGGCGTCCCATCGGGCAGACGCGGAACGGCTTGCAATGCCGGAGCGTGTGGACCACCCCGTCCAGGGTCATGTTGAGGTGGGCCGTGGACAGGTCGGCCCCGATCTCGGAGTTCTCGATGGACCTTATTAGTTGCTGGCAGTATTGCAGCGAGCCGATGGCGTGAGCGAACAGGGCCTCGCCCATTTCAAGTGCTTCCTCGGGGGAGTCGGGTGGCGGCGGCGGCGAGTCCTTGCCACGGCCACGCACGTTGGCTACGCCACCACCCGACTTGCCCTTCGAGGTACCCACCCTTGTCCCTTTCAGAGAGAAAACGGGGATGTGGGAGTCGAACCCACACAGTCCACTTCCCCGTAAGCAACGCGCCGGACCCGTCGATCCGGTGGCCGTGGCGTTCAGGCCGCCACTCGCCCACCAAGGTCGTCACCCTGCCACGGCCGTAGTCGCGGCCCTCACGAACCCTTATGCACCGCTGGGATGCACTCGCGTGAATGGTCATGTATGTCACCACGGGGGACGCTCGATTGCCCCCGCTCGTTGCGCGGTTGGTCAGAACGGGATTTCGGAAGCCTCGGCCACCTTGCGCCAGTCCTCCGGGCCAAACTCCTTCACGTCCTTGCCGTACTTGGCAATGATCTTCTTCCAGTTCGCGTTGATGCCGGCCGTGGCGATACCATCACGAGCCTGGCGGTGGGAAAAGAACTCCCACGCGGTCAGTTTGTCCACCACCCCTTCGATGGAAGGGCCTTGGTTATCCTCGTCATCGGGCGGGGCCTCGGTGGCCGTGGCCTTCTTGCCCTTGGACGGGACACGCACGCGGATGGACGGGGTGAGCGTGCCCTTGAACCGCACGGTCTTGTCCACGAACAGTTCGATTTCCTTGCCCACCCAGTCGTCTGTGTCATCGGACCCGGCGATCTCGGCCACCTGCATGGCCGTGGTCTTGGACAGGCCGAGTTGCTGGTCCGAGTCCTCGAACGACAGGACAATCTGGTCCTTGCCGTCGTCGAACTGGTGCATGGACGCGCCCTCGATGGTCAGCACCATCGTCTTGTAAGTGCCGGGGCCCGTCTTGAGTTGTTCGGCCTTGAGGAACTTGCCCTTGTAAATCTCATTGATCTTCATGTGACCTTTCCTGTGCTACGCCAATCCCGTAATGACCCACGCCAGTGCGGCCAGGGCCGCGACAATCACGCACCACTTGCAGGCCGTACACACGGCCTCTCCGAACTCGGTCAGGTCCTCGTCAGACCGTCCCTGTCCGCCCTTCACAATGGGGTGCTGATATGAACCTTCGTTGTCCATGATGTTCCTTTCACAGAACACACCCCACCCACTTCCGCGGGTGGGAAGTGGTACTAGGCTTTTCCCGTGTCAGCCCCATCCACAGTCGGTGGTGTCTCGGGGGCCGGGGGACCAGCCTTGCGCATGATCTGTTCAACCATCGAGTCGGCCAGCCACACACGGGCCCGGCTGAGTCGAACGTCACGGTCCTGCTTGCAGAAGTTAGTCAGGACCAGGGTTTCCAGTTCGTTGAAGGTCATGCCCAGGTCGTGGGCGGTCTCGTACAACCGGGCGTTGACTTGGATGAGGTTTTCCATAGCCGTCCCTGGCTCCAATGCCTTCCTGATCCTGAAATCCGCTGGCCCGCGTTTCCGCCAGGCCAGCGGACGAGAGAGGAGACTCAATGAGGGAAATATACCCGTTCTGATAATTGGCGTCAAGAGGCACCGGAATAATTTTCCAAATTGTTTTCGGACCCAATCATGGCCCTCAGTTTGGCGTTTTCACGCCTCAACTCGTCCAGTTCGTTCCGCTGCCCCGTCACCCTCTGGGCCGAACTGGACAGCCACCGGGCGTAGTGCTTCTCCAGCACGGCGACGGAGTGCCCCATCCACTGGGCCACGTCGGTCACGGGGATGCCCTGGGACAGCCATTCGCTGATGAGGCACTTCCTCAGGGTGTGGTAGGGCTTGGCGTAGGCCGGGAGCCCGGCACGCTTGACGATGGCCGTGGCCTTCCTGTGAAGGTTGTTGTGGCTCACTTCGACCACAAAATCCTCGCTTCCCCCTGGGGTAGCGGAGAGGATTTCCGCCAGATCGGAGTCGATTGGAACCCACCTGAGCCGGTGCTTGGTCGTTTCGGTCATGTCACCGGGCGGGACCACGCGCAGGAACCGGCCCGGCATGTCCACGTCCGCCCAGGTCAATCGCAGGGCCTCGCCGAGCCTCAGCCCGGCGTACCGACACAGGGCCATGAGTCTCCGGTAGCCGTCGCAGGGGCATTCCTGTAGCACGGCCCGGAAGTGTTCACGGTCGATGTGTTCCCAGGGGGTGGCCGTGGAAGTCACCCCGCCGATGTCGGCAAAGGGATTCACCTGCACAAGGCCAAGCCGCCGCGCGTACTCAAAGATGACGTGGGCGTCCCGGACGTGGCGCGACACGGTAGAGCGTGCCAGGGGGCCGGGCTGTTCACCCTTGAGGGGCTTTCGCCTTGACCTGGCCTCGGCCCTGAGCCACGCCACCCAGCCCTGGCACCCGGCCGCGGTCAACTTGGACAGTCGTGGGTCCCCGAAGTGTTCGCGGAGCCTGGTGAACGTGTCCCGGTGAAGGGCCAGCGTTCCCTCGGCCAGTTCACGTTCACGCAAAGCAAAGTACCGGCCTTGCCAGGCCGACAGTGGCGGCGACTTGCCGGCGACCGATGCGCTGGGCGTATTGGCGAACAGGGCGGCGAGTTTCACGCACTTGCGATTGGCCGCGGATTCGCTCACCTTGGCCTTGGCCCCGGCCGACTTCACCACTCGCCGGCCGTTGATGTCCCGGTAGACAATCTGCCAGTAGGCCCCATTGGACTGGTATCGGATGTCGTTCATAATCCCCCGGCCCGCGTTTCCGTGGACCGAGGTGGGGTCAGTGCTTCCATTTCCTTGCCCGGGATTCACGCCCGGCCAGTTCGTTCTGGGCCCGCTCCAGTTCCCTCGCCAGTGCCAGGTGAATGACATCGTGACGGCGCGGGGCAAAGCCCGTGAGTTCCTCGTGGGCCTGGCACAGCTCGTCAAGGATGGCGACCGTGCCGCGGTCCCTTCGGACGTTCAAGGTCGTGAATTGGACGGCCTGTTTTTTCATGCGTACACTCTAGAGTCCACTTTCAGCCCCGGCGCGGCCTACTCGGTTGCGCCGGGGTTTTCAATTGGGCCCGGAAGTCATCAAAGATGGCGGCGAACTCGTCTCCCGGACAATCGGGCACGTTCGTGTCCACGACATCATCGGTGCGGGAATCGAACTGGGCCCATGTCGATCGGCCCGAAAGGTGGGAACACGGCCAGCGACGGCCCGCGCGATTCGCCCAAGCGTAGGTGTCGTTGGCGGTAAGCCTGAGCGTATAGAAGGCCCCGTTGTCGATGTACTTTGCCATTATTCCCCCCTCCCTTCCGCCTTGGCGATCGCGGCGCGGAACTCCGGGCTATTCACCCACTCCAGAACGCTTGTGGCGTCGTCGTGGTCGTACAGGTGAACGGCCCGCTTGCACGCCGCCAACAGGTCCGGCGCGGCGGCGATAAGTGCGGCGTTGGCGAGGTCTTCGTCTACTATATCCCGCCCCATACGCGCCCGATCGCACCCCGTCCACATCGGACAGATGAGCTTTTGCATGTCGGGCCGGTCAACAACGATGGCACCCCAGGATTCATCCCACTTCCACGGCCCCGGCGTATGCTGCGTTCCCATTGTATTCACCTTTCATTAGAGGCTAATAAACTCGGACCAAACCCCCACGCCGGCGGTTAGGCACGGCGGGGAGTGAAAGGGGATATTCAGGCAGACTTGACAGTGACAATATCGCCCCACTCATTCAGCCAGAAATCATAATCGACGCCGCGGTATCGGCACATGCCGGTATTGTCTTCCAGTAGCCTGGTAATCTGTACTGAGGCCCCAAGTTTGCGCACCTTGGCGTAGGCCGCGGGGTGCAATGCTTCCAACTCCCTGAGATTGAAACACTCGATATTCACAGTCTTTGCCATTTGTCCACCTTTCAATGTCCGGGCACTCGCCCGGGGAATCCCCCGCCAGCGCCTTTCAGCGCAGGGGAGGAGGAGGGTTTCACCAATTCGCCCGAACCGGCCTCACGCCGAATTCACGTTCGGCCCACCGACGCGCGGCCCCTTCGGTTCGGAATGGGTTGAACGTCACCAGACCCCGAACCGGGATGCACGATTCTCTGTTGGGGTGTTCCCAATAGAGTCTATAACCGTATTCCTCGTTTGTTCCGTTCATATTGCGAACGATCATTCGCCCGGGTACGAATGATTCACCCGAGTTTAGGTGAATTGTCGGTATTCGCCCCGCGGCCTCTATGGCGCGGTCCAAGGCGATGTCTAGGACGCGATCGGATTCAGTTGACATTGTGTCCACCTTTCAAAGTGAGGGGCCTAGAACAAACCTTCCCCGGGCCTTTCGGTCGGGGGAAGGGGAGGGGTGTTCATCCGCCGACGCCGGAATAGTTTCCAATCAGGGAACGCGCGGCAGCGTTGGCCGATTCGTGCAATTCCCAATCGGTACAATCCATGTACCATGGCGCTGACATCCGGGCAAGGAAAACCCCGCGGCGAACTGTGGCCGACTCGATATGCCCAGAAACCCCCCGGGGCATGTAATCTTCGAACACTGACAGACACGGCGGGGCCGAGGTTGAGGCAGAGATCGTAATGGGTGTCCTCACCAAACGAGAGTCGGATGCCCGTCTCGCGGGCCGCGCCCTTGCTCCTGGTGTTGATGGACAAAAGGGGCTCACTCATTGGCGCACCTCTCGGGTAGAAACTATTTCGAGGAACTGCTCGGAAACGGCTTCCTTCGCGCCCGCTTTGCCCAGCGCCCGATCCTCTGCGGATTCCTTGGTCTTTGCCCAGCAGGTGTATTCTCGCGGGCGCATCACGTCCTCGCGCCTGACCGTTACCACGAACTTCCTCAGCCCGAATACTCGCAAAACGCTTGAACTGCTCATGTTCGTTTCCCTTTCAACCGTGGCGGGTGCCGTGGTTCCAAGTTATGCGGTCGGGCTGGCTCCAGCATCCAGAGCCATCGCGGATACGCCGGAGTGCATCGTCGCCGTCGTGCAGCATCATGGATTCGGCGTAGATGGCCGTGCGAGGATGATGGACCGCCTCCATGCCACCGACAAGGCGAACCACCCCATCAGCGGGGAGCTTGGCGATTTGCTTCCAGACGATGTGGCTGTTTCTGAGGCTGTATCTCGCGTTGTGGGCTGCGGTCGTCATGGTCCAGTCCTTTCTGCCCGAGTAGGGCTAGGTAGATGGTACACGATATCGGCTATCGTGTCAACCATTCTTGACTGTGAAATAGTTGAATTGTGGCCATGAATCACGAATGGGGCCTAATTTGTAGGCCGTTTCCATCGTGAAAAATATTTAGATTTTCCTGGGATCGGGGGTATGGGTAGTCCCTCCCCCTTCCACACCTTCCCCTTCCCTTCCTAAAGACATTCGAGGTAAAGACAGAGGGGGAATGAAAGGGAATGGAAGGGGAAATGATGGTAACTCAAATAGACTGGACCTTAGACTTCCCCTTCCCCTTCCCCTTCTGATGGAGAAGGGAATGGAATGGAAGGGGAAGGGGAAGGGGCCTAGCCATCACAATCCCATGCCATTGATACTTCCAAGGGAAATGTATTTACAAGGGGAGTATGGCTAGTGCCAAGGGGAAGGGGAAGGGGAAGGCCAAGGCCAAGGCCAAGGGGAAGGCCAAGGCCAAGGGGAAGGCCAAGGCCCCCTCCACGAAAAAGGCAGGGGATGGACAAGGGAAGGGGAGGGGGAAGGGGAAGGCCATTGGTCGGCCCGGGCGCGTGCATCCCGAATCGAATGGAAGGGCACGCCGATCGGCCTCTAGGCCCCTTCCCGGGCCCATCCTAGGCCCATGTCGGCCACAAACATGGCCACAGACATAGCCTAAGCACTTGCAGTTGCGTCACTTACGCTCGGCTTGCATGGCTGGCACTCGCCACGGAGAGGCCCCCGGGGGCCTTCGCCGGCCCCGAGGCGGGGTGGCATGGGGGGATGAACGCGCGTTTGCACTAGTCAACGACCCCCTCGCATTTTCCGGGAAAATCCAAGGCCCCCCTCATTGCTTATTGCTTGTGTGCATTGCTTATTGCTTAGCCCAGCGGCGGCCGTGTCGTCCACCGCGGCGGCTCCCAATTAGCAATATCGCAAATCAACTCCACCGCGCAGGCCACGATGCTCCACACGGCCATCACCACCAGGACCGGCACAATCCACACCGGCAATGTGAGAACCAACACCCACCCCCACCACGGCATCTTTCGGCGTCCCATTGTCACTCCTCAGCCCTTTTCGTCAACCGTGCCCTGCCCCGGCCCACCAGATTCAATTCTAAGCCCTCGGATGCCCAACTCACGGGGCGATCCAGACATTCCAAGCCTTGGGGGGTACCTAGATAGCCCCCCCACCCCCTGAAACGCCAAATCCGCCCTTGAGTTGGGGATTCCCGCCGACGCCCTTTCGGTTGGGGTTTTTACCCATCCGGTAGGGCCACAGGGCACAGTGCTTGATCGGACATGTCCGAACCCGGTGCTTGCTGTTGTCGGAACAGTCAAGGCACTTCGCCCGGATTGCCTCAAGCCTGGTCAGTACTTTCAGTTCCACATCCCTGGCCATTGCTTACGTCCTTGTGTATTGCTTCGCCACATCCAGTCCCACTGGCTCCATTCCGGGTCGTCCCACCAGTCCCCCACCTCGTCCGTGGCCGGGTCGAACGGTTCGTCCGGGTGGGTGAACACTGGATGTCTCCTTTGCCGCTACCTCGCCCTCATGGCGTCGGCCCACGGCCGGTCGCCTTCCCATCCCAGGGTGAGCCACCACGCCCCGATGGGCTTGGGGCCGTGGCCCTTCTCGGTCTCGAACCCGCCCTGGCCGCGCCCGTACCCGTCCTTGAACGACGGGCCCTGGATGAACAGCAACTCTCGCTTCTCGATGTCGTTGTTCCCGGTCAGCCGCATCCGGGCCCGCACGTCCTGGCCCTGGTCGTGGGTGTGCCCGAGGAAGTAGATGTCCGCGTCGGCCTGGCGAACGGCCACGTCGAAGTTCCGCTTGCCCCAGCCGTGGCCCATCCACATGACCAGCGAGTTGCGGCACGTCCCCCGGTTGAACCGGAACCGCACCCAGCCCGTGTACCCGCACCCGCCAATCTGGTGCCCGGTGCGGTTCTTGAGGGTGTAGATCAGTTCCCCGGTCAGGTTGTACTCCATGTGCCGGTAGATGCCGGTCTCGTGGTTGCCCGTGCCCATGCAGACGTAGTGCCCGGCGTAGGGCTCGAAGAAGTCGGCCGCGGACTTGACCAGGCCGGCGTAGTAGCCCGTGCCCATGCCCAGCCGGTCCTTGGTGTGTTCCTTGCGATGCTCGGGGCGTTTCTCGTCGTTGGCCCTTGGATCATCCCGGCCCTGCATGGCACAGAACAGGTCCCCGTTGTCGATCACCAGCGACCCCGTGGCCTTGGCGTCGTCAAGCAGTTTCCTGAGAAGCCGGTGGTCGCACTTGGGATGGTCCCAGTGCAGGTCCGTGAGCAACAGGACACGGGTTGTCCACCCGCTCATGGCCTGGACCTTGTAGTTCACCACCGACACGCCGGGCTTGTGGACTATCTCTGGCATGTTACCCCCTGTGTCGCGCGAAGTTCTGTGCCTTGCCCTTGCCGCCCGTCAATCTTACAGCAGCGGCGTGGAGACTGCACTGCATCCTGGCCATCTCGTCGATGCGGCTCTGCTTGATCTTCTCCGCGGCCGTGTAAGGATCGGCCCGGGTGGAAGATTCCAGTTCCTGCACCAGGCTTGCCAGGGCGTCGATCTTGCCGTCCTCGGGAAGGCACCGGGGCTGGAGCGTGATGCGGCTCATCTGGAACTGAAGGTCGTTGTCAAGGTCGAAGGGCTGTTCCGGGGCGATGGCCGCCCGGTCGATGACCATGCGGTGCTGGTTGATGACGGGGCCAAGGACGCCGATGATGCGTTCCTCCTTCTGGCCCTTGGCCCGCTTGGGAATGACCGCGCAGGACCAGTCCTGGGGGTCCAGCGGGAACTGGTCGATCATCTCGCGCCGTCGCTTGATCGCCGCTTCCATCAGGTTGACGTAGTGGCCGAAGGTGTCGATGTTGCACTCGACGTACACCTCCCGGGCGTTCCACCGATGCAACTCGGCCACGATCGCGTCCATCGTCTCCTGCCGGTCGCCGCCCTGGTAGCCGTGGACGGCCTTGACCCAGATCATTCCCGCCAGCATCGAGCCGATGGCCACACCCGTCCGGTCGTTGCCCTTGCCGGCCGGGTCGATGGACGCCTTGGTGCAGGTGTAGGGCTGCCAGTCGCTTCCATCGACGTGGATGGGGCTGTACAGCCTGTCGCCGGGCAGCCCATGCACGTCGATGTCCTCGATGGCCGTGGAGCCGTTGTGGTTGCTCGTGCCCCACACGATACGGAGCGGGGCCAGGTTCCTGTCCACACTCGTCACGATCAGGTTGTTGATCTTGATGGGGTAGCGGGCCGTGTCGCCAAGGTCCGCGACCAGCATGTCCTCACGAAGGAACTCATGGTAACTTGAACTCTCGCGGATCGCAACCCAGTCGCTGTTGAAACGGTGCGGGAGCGAAGGTTCCCAGGGCCTCGCCAGCCCCGTGGCCATCCGCTCCACCATGATCGGGGCCAGTTCGATGGTCTTGACGCCGTCCTTGGGGTAGCGGATTGGATAGGACTGGACCTTATATCCCTGCTTCTTGAGTTCGAGGTAGATCGTATCCTCGTGCTTGGGCGTGCCGATGCCGATGATCGAGAAGTTGTCCCCGGGCCTTTTCCTGGGGTAGACGATTCGGATGGACTCGTCCCACAGACGCTTGAGTTCCTGCCTGGCCTCCAGGGTCTTGCTGTTGGACTTGGTCTCGATGTCGTCGCCGATCACGTCGTGGGCACGGTTGCCTTCGAGTTGGCCGCCGATGCCCAGCACCGACATGGAGTTCTGTCGCTGCCCATCGGTCCCCGCGATGGCGAAGGCCGAGGTCGTGTCCTTGGAGTGCATTTCCGGGGCCAGGTCGGTCAGGAACCACACGCTGTCCAGCCAGTTGCGGACCAGCGACAGGGTCTTCTTGGCCTCGTCCTTGGACTTGGACACCAGCAGGATCTGGCGGTCACGGTCCCGCTTCCACCGGAAGGTCATGAACGCCGCGATCTCGTGGGTCTTGCCGATGCCTCGGCACCCAAGGGCGCAGCGACGGAAGTAACGGTCGTCGCAGATGAACTTGAACATGTCCACTTCGATGTCGGACAGCGGGGCCTTGTCCGGGTCCTCGAAGCCGCGGTCCTTCCACAGTTCATACAGGAAGTACACCGCGTTGTTCGTGATGTCCTGGATGCGGTCCCACGCCATCGAATCGGTGATGGTGTCCCGCTCGGTGTAGAACCTGTACTGGTCCTTGGCGTGGTCAAGCAGTTCGATCATTCTTGCTTCAGTGCCCCCCAGGCGTCGTAGGCGAGTCCCTTGGCCGCGGAGATGGACCCGGACCATAACATGCCGCGCTCGGTCTTGCCGCTCCTGACTATCTTCTCCCATACCATGAGCGTGGCCAGGTTGCGATTGGCGACCTCGGTCATCAGTTCATGGTCGGTCAGCATCTCGACCGGCTTCATCTCGTGGTTGAACAGTTCCCGCTTGGCCTCCTCCATAATCTTGCTACCGACGATGTTGCCAATGACCTCGTTCTTTGGATCGACAGGCTTCTTCTCCATAGCACTCCTAAGCAGTCGCCGCGTCGGGCGAGTCATCAAGGGGAGGGAGTTCACTGTTCAGCCGCAGCGTGCCGGGGTTCAGCACGCCCTTCTGCTTGGCCAGGTCCAACAGGCTCCGGGAGGACGAGCCCTCCACGGGGGCCGCGTGCAGGCCGGCGTCCTTGAGGTAGGCCCTGATGACGCTCATGGTCGCGGCGTCACACTCCCCGCTCTTGAGGAGTTTCAGCAGGGTCTCGGGGAACAGGTCCCCCAGTTCGTGCTTCGCGTCTTTGCTCATCGTGCCCTCGGTGGAAGGAATGGAACGTCCCTGTACCCGGCTTGCTCGGCCCATCGACCGGCCAGCCTGAGCCACCAGATGTTCCCGTAGGGGAGGATGCGGAAGATCCGCCGCTTGTCGGCGTCGGTCTCGGGGACCCCGGCCATCATGGCCTTGTACACGTTGCCCATGTACGCCGTGACCGGGTGCATCTGGAACACGTCGCCGTTGGCCCGCCGCCCGTAGGCACTGGAACGGTCCTCGGTGCCCAGCCACGAACCGGGCCCCACGCCGGCCGAGTCCGCGAACCCGATGAAGCGGGACATCCAGCCAAAGAGCGGGCCCGTGGCCGCGGAACGGTACAGTTCACGCTCCGGGTGCTTGGACCACGCCTGCATGGACTGGTCGATGGTCCGTCGCCCGGCCAGGTAGTCGCGGATGATGTTGGCCAGTGCCGTGGTGCCGATCGAGGCCATGACGTAGGCGAAGGCCCGGCCCGGGTGGGCCGTCATCAGGTCGTACATGCCGCGGCTGCCCCAGGTGTGCATGAATGACGTGAACTTGTTGAGAAGGAGCCCGCCCGGGGTGCGGCTGATGTTGAAGTTGTAGCCGTGCCGCGGCTCGATCATGTTCGTGGCGGCGTGGTTGTTGATCGCGTCGGAAATCTTCGACGCTAGGTTCTTGTGGAAGGCGTGCCCGGCCCACAGCCCGGCGTTGGGATTGACCGGGCCGGTGCTGTCCACGAACTTGCTCGTGAGGGGGTTCCCCTGCATGTCCGTGCCGTACTGGTCCAGCACGTTGGCGATGCGACGGGCTTCGTCGGCGTTGATGCCAAGGTTGGCCAGCCGCGCCGCCTCTTCCTTGCCAAGATTGTGCTTGGCCATCGCCGCGGCCTCGTCCATGCCGTTGGCCACGTCACGGCGGACACGTTCCATCTTGCGGACGCCCTCGACGATGTTGACCCACGCCGCCTTTCCCCAGAACCGACGCTGGTTCATGTTGACCTTGCTCAGCCCGGAGAGGCGGAAGAAGGCGTCCTTGAGTTTGTCGCTGCCCTTGCTGACCTTGGCCATGACACGCCCGGCACGGCCAGACCCATAGGGCTCGTTGGGCGTCTTGGTGAACACGTCGGACCAGTCGCCGTGCAGGAGTTCGCGGCCGTGATCCTCCAGGGCCACGGCGAAGCCCTCCAGTTCACTGGCGTCCACGTCCTTGATGACGGTCAGGACCTTGCCCAGCGACTTGAGCATGTCGCCGTTCCAGTGCTGGTGCAGCACGGATCGGGCCACGTCGGCCCAGTTGGCGATGCTGGACATGCCCAGACCGGCCATGTCCACGAAGTCGTTGGTCAACTTGAAGGCGAAGTTCACGAAGTCGTTGTCGATCTGTGGGGCGTGCTTGCCCCGCACGGACTCAAGTTGTCCCTTCAACAACTTGAGCATGGAGTTGGATTCAACTCGCAGTTTCTCGGCGAGTTTGGTGTCCCCAACCCGGACGGCCTCGTTGATAAGTTTCTGGTAGTCCTTCTCCGCGATCCGGTACAGCGACTCGGGGTCGTATGCCTTCTTGGCCAGGTCCTCGTTGAGGATGCGTGCGGACAGGGACTCCCACAGCCCGTTGCCGCCCTTGATGGCCTTGCGCGAGGCAAGGTCTCCGGCCACTTTGAAGTGGTAGTTGCGGCCAAGGTCGGCGGCGTTGAGGTTCAGGTACGGGGCGAAGTCGGCGTGGTCGTAGATCTCGAAGCGTTCCCGTGTCACCTTAGGGTTGGTGAACGCATCCTCGACGCCGTGGCTGTTGCTGGCCTCGGTGATGGACTCGAACAGCGTGGCCGCCCGCTTCTCATGGCGAATGTCGATCTCGTCCAGGTACTTCTGGTAGAGGTCATCGGGAAGCATGTCCTCGGTGAACTTCTCCCAGTCGATGGCCTTGCCCTCGGGCGTGGCGGCCTGGGCCAGGTCGTTGATGATCTTCTTGTCCTCGGAACTCAGGCCGCGGTTGGGACGCGACTCGTACTTGAGAACTTCCGGGTCCACGGCCCGGTCGGTTCGCTGGCGTTCCTTGCCCGTGGCCGGGTCGTACTGGTAGAGTTTCCGCTGGTTCACAATGCCGCGACGGACAAAGTCCTCGCGGTTCAGTTTCGCTTCCTGTGTCTTCCACTGGCGGCTCAGGTAATACTGGTCCTCGTCGATGCGCCGCTTGAACAGGTTGACCTCGTACAGGTCAACACCCATCTTGTTGTAGTAGTGACGCCACGCCTCGGCCGCCTGCTTGACCTCGGCCGGGACATCGAACTGCTTGACGCCCTGGCTGGCCATCGCCGCGGACGTGGCCTGGGCCCCGGAACGGCTGCGTTCACGGAGCATGTAGTCGCCCACGATGTCGCCCCACAGCCGGTGGTCCAGCATCATGTTGCGGAACTTGACCTCACTCCCGTCCATCATGGTGTAGGTGAAGCCGCCGCTACGGCCAACCGATTTACCGGCCTGGTGATGGGCGGCGAAGGTCTTGTCGCGCAACACATCGAGTTGCATCAGGTGCCCGGACATGGACGTGTAGTTGCTGAAATGGAGCGGGTCGTCGAAGGCGTCCTGGGTTGGCCGGGCGTAGTGGAACATGAACCGGGCCACGGCACGGGCCGCGGACGAGCCGGAACGGGCCAGTTTGATGGCCGGCTGGGACATGGCCCCGACGCCTTCCCACCAGTACAGGACCTTGTCCTTGATGGGGCCGAGTTTGCGGTTGGTCAGGCCCTCGGACGACTGGAGCGCGTCGTACACGGCCTGGTTGGGATGCTCGATGAAGTTGACGCGGTCCCCGTACTGGTTCTTGATCTGGTCGATGCGGGCCGCATTCTTCTCCGTGCGAAGGACCATGATGTCATGCACGGACGGGAGGCTGGACAGGGCGGCCTGCCGTCGCTGCCCGGCTTCGGACAGGGGGTAGGCACCGGCGAACTCAGCCTTGGCGGCCGCGCCCATTGCAAGGCCCTGGCCGACTTCTTCCATCTTCCCCGTGGCGGGGTTGTACTCAAGGTTGACAGTCCCGCCGCCAGGGGGCGTGGGCTCGGAAGGCTTGCGAAGTTCCGCAATTCGATCGGCCCGCGCGGTCTCCGGGGCCTTGGGAAGCACCGGCTCGGTGGGCTTGGCCGCGGGGGCTTCCGTGGCGGCGGACTTGACGGAGACGACTCCATTGTCAGCGGCGGGGCGCGGCTTGACATCGCCCGTGAGAAGGTCCTGGAGTGGCGACCTTGGATTGCGTGCGTCAAGCAGGGCCCGTTCGAGTTCACGTCCGGTCAACTGGGCGTCCCCGGTCCTGCCGAGGAGTGCGTCCATCGCACTGGGAGATTCCATAATCTGGCCCGGTGCATAGTCGCGTAGGCGTGGCTGTGTCAACAGGTCATTGAGGAGGCCGGGCCTTGGCGTGCCCGGGGTCTGCAACAACTTGTCCAGTTCACTCGGGGCTGGTGGACCGAACTTCTCTCGAAGGGTCTTTTCGACGCCGTCCAGTTCCGTGTCGGCCATCGCCTCAAGGTCGCCCTTGTGATCGGA